ATACATTGGAAGTGGTTTACCTGATTTAGCAAACTCATCCGCCCATTGTGCAAAACCTTCAGGCATATAATTGAATTTACGACCATCAGCGCCTTCTCTAGCACCCCAAGTTGTTACAGTAGCTTCAATAGCCCCCATAACATCAGAAGCTTCATCAGCAGAAACACCTAGAGCTACTTTTGATTCAAATAAAAATTTAATATCTTTAGTCATGGATTGGAACTCCCTTTTTTTTCATTCCGTTAGTTTCAACAGGTTTAGGTTTTCTCTTTTTAGCCTGTTGGGTTAATTTATTGAGTAACTCTTTTAATGTCATTAGGCTTGACCTGCCTGACCTGTTTTGCCAACGCTAGAAGTATTGCCACCGCCACCCGTATCTTGAGGTGAAGTGCCGCTTATAGGTCGAACTTGTTTTGATGTATCTTTTAATTCGTCTGCGCCTGGCATATTTTGTTTACCAAGATATTCGCGCGCTTCATTAGGTGTCATTATACCCGAATTTACGCCTGCCACCGAATAATTCATTTGATCTAGCGGTGCGCCCTTTAAGAAATCTTGTGTTTGGAATTCAATACAAAGATTTGGATAACCAGCAAGCAATGAAGTTTTAAATTTTTGTTGAATGTTAGTAATGATAGGAAGCATTGTTGATTTATAGAATTCGTCAAGCATTGTTTGAGTATTATTATACTTGCCTTCTTCAATTCCGATCATTGCAGGTGGCACACCAAACAATCCGCAGATACGCTTCATAGTTTGTTGTTTCAACGCTCTTGCATCCGCATCTTGAAGTGTTAGCATTTCTAATGGCATATACTTCATGCCGTTATCTAACAACATACCTTGTCCTGGTTTAGATAGATCAGTTGATTTAGAACCTGTAAGAGAAGTCCATGCTTCTTTTAATCTTGCTGCTATCTCTTTAAATTTAGCGTCAGGAATAACTTGGTCTGTAACAAACATGCCACTAGGTTTAGCACCATTAAGCATAATAAAATTGCTATATAAATCAATATCTTGATCTAATGATACTAATTCAGTTGCTAGAATACCTTTATTAAAACCAGCGCTACCTTGCCAAGCCATTTCACTTGCATGAATAACTTGGAAATAATCTAATGGCTCATCTTTATTAAAACCATAAGTGCTAGTCGATAATCTATAAGTAGGATAACGAGTAGGAGTGATTTGAGCGGTTATTAAAGTTGAATCTAAAAGATACATTTCCATTGGAGTTAGCGTTGAGTTAGTTTGCTCTTTACGCCATAAAGCAGTAAATGTTTCACCTGATAAGTCATACCACATTGACCATTGATACCAAAACTCGTAAGAGGATTGATAGTTGTTAGGATTGTTTAATAAGTTATATACGGCTTTAGCTTTAGCTTTGTCGCGCGTTGAAACATTTGGATCAGTAATAGCATCAACCATCTTGCCATCAGCGTCATAAGCCATAATCTTAATAGGTAATTGAGCTAATGCTCTTGCTTTAGCATTGACACAAGCCATAACAGTTGAGTTACGGGATAGTGTGGACATATCCAATACGCGACCTGCGGTATTAACGGATGATGTCGTTACATATAATAATTGGTTATTTGATTGAGTTCCTAGTCCTTTAACATTGCGTAGAATGTTATTTCCTAGGGCGGTTTGACCAAAAAGAGTATTACTTTCGCTTGCGTTTTGATTTGGTTTTCTTTTGAATATATCTAGTATAGCCATGTTTTTCCTTTATATGCTTCTAAAACCGAATGAGGTAGAAGACAATGGATGATCTAGTGAGCAATGCATCGCAATAATAAGTGCTATTATACCATCAACTTTCGCTGACTTATCTGCTTCATTCTTTCTTATTTTAATGTTTCCATTAACATCTTCATAAACTTCACAATTGCCTAATTGCCATCCGAGGAATGGATTGCCATTGTGTTTTATCTGATTTTGCATAATAAGTTTTTCAACATGCTTGGAAGGGTTACTTAAAACCGCCATTCCTTGCCCTACCTTTTTAACAGGTATGCTACTATCATGTAACCTTGCAATAAGAGATGCCGCATTGTAAGCATCATACCCTACTTCTTTAATATTATAAAGCGTAGCTTGTTGTTTTATCCATTCTGATATTTCTCTATCATCCATAACATTGCCTTCGGTGATATGAAGTATTTTAGATTGAACTGCTTGTTCAAATATTCCTTTGTAGTGAGTTGGAATTAAATTGAGCGCTTCTTCAGGTAAAAAGAATTTAAAGTCTGCATAATAATTATCTTCCGCATATCTTTTTAATACACAAACTGCATTTAAGTCGCGAGTGGCTGCCAAGTCAAATCCAATAAACACTTCTTCAGGATCGCTTTGATCTTCGCCTATAGAGTTATCCCAATAATCTCTATCAATCCATGCGGTGTTAGCAGATACATATACATTAAGAGTTTTGCAAAGAAATTCATTAAGTGCCGCAGGCTTTAGTTTAGCTTGTTCGCATCTTTCTTTAATCGCTTCTTGGTAAACTGATATGCCGTGCATTGGGTTTGCTTTCGCCCAAGTCGATTCGTCTTTCCAATTATCTTGAGGATCAAGTCCATAGAGTAAACCAAACCAGCGCGGATTATCAGGCGCGTCACCATTAAGCATTGATTCAAATGCTGATAAATCTTCATAAAACTTTGTATCCTTTGTAAAGCTTGCAGTAGTAATATAAATTCTTAATGGATTCTTTCGGGCAACCATGCCTGAAAATATAACTTCAATAGAGTTACGATCCACAATTTGAGCAGCTTCATCTATAATGACGCAAGAAGCATTCTTACCATCGCCTGACTTTTTATTGTCGCGAGATAAAGCACGAAACATAGTTTGACTGTCATTAGATTTGCCAATCTCATATTTACTTACCCGATACCATGCTTTAATTTCATCGGGCATAGATTCAATCATTGACCTAGCTGCGTCAAATACAATAGATGCCTGTTCGCGATTAGTCGCAAGTGTAAAGACTTCCGCACCGCCTTCATTAAAAGCTAATTCATATAAACCTATAACTGCGGTTAAAGTTGATTTACCAGCTTTGCGAGGAATAAAAACAACAACATCAGTTGTCATTCTTTTTTCATGGTCTTTTTTGTGACGGAATCCATAGATGCCACAAAGAAGTAAAATTTGGAAAGGTTCAAGAACTATAGGTTGCCCAGCGTCAGGACCTTTAGTATGTTTTAAGACTGAAACAAAATCTAATACATGCTCGACATATTCAGGAAAGAACTCATATTCCCAATGCTTGTCTTCCATAAAGTTAATAAAGCGTTGGCATGCTAATTTTATATTGTTGCAAACTTCAACATTGCCCTTAACTACATCTTGAGCATATTGAACACCTGTTAAATAATTCATCTCTTAACTTGTGGTCCTAACATTAGTTTGCCTAGGATTGAATTAGGAACTGCGCTAGTTTTAGCAAGCCTAGATTTTGGAGTAAGTCCAAGCTCATTCATTAAAAGAATAATTTGTTTGAGAGCTTCTTTGCGAATAGATACATAAGGCGATGGACCAATAGTCTTTCCATCATTAAAAGTTGTTACTAATCCTTCAACGGCAATATGGCGATTGCAATCAACATAGGTATCAATCTGATCCGTCAGCATAGTTAAGACATGGCGCTCTTGATCCGAGCCTATGCCATAAACATCATAAAGATATTCAGAGGTTTCATCATAAAATCTTTTTTTGCTCCAAGCTTCAGGGTTGTCCATCCATTCTGATTGTGGTATTCTTTTTTTAATTGATTCAGGCAAAAGCGTTCCCATCTTTTCGCCTTTAGTTCCATGAATTAAATGCACTTCTGCTGGTATTCTTGCACTCATTATAGACACCCCCCTTTGTAAACCCCTTTTACGCAAGTTTGGTTTCGCGCTTGCTCGTTTAACCACCCCAAAATGTTTAAGTTATTCAATGGTTTAGCGTTGTTACTTAATCTCATTTATACCCCCTTGACCTAGCTCGCCTGCTAATGCTGCATAGCCACACATATCTATTGCATTATCAACATGCGATGGACTGTGCTTGTATCTAGCTATCTTGAGTAGTGTCATTAATATTGCAACATCTTGAGGAGTGATTGGATGATCGAGATATGCAGACCATAGCCTGCCTATGTTAGCAAAGTTATTCTCTGCATGACCATGAGTAGTCTGTCTGTCTTTAGTTATATATTCATTAGCAATTCTTAATATCTCTGTCTTATCCATGTCTTATCCTATGTCATTAGTAGTTTATATTCTGCTTGCCTTCTCAATTGCAATCCCTTAAGTATCTTACCACCAGCCCTACAATATCTCAATAGCGATTCGCCAGCCATCTTCTTATCACCGCGTAACAGAGCAGACCTAACAGTAGAGCGTTGTAAGCAACCAAGTCCGAGGTTAAAAGAGAATGATATAAGTGCA